CTTTTCTCGCTAAGAAATTCCTCGAGCAAGGGCTTACCGTTTCGGTCTGGGGAAACGAAGAGCCGGCTGTACGAACTAAACTACGTATCATCCAGAGTTATTTTAAAGCTACGCGGAAGGAACTCAGTGCAGGGCGTGATAAACTTGCGGAAGTATGGCGTAGCGAGATCGGCAACCGCTTGCATGTTCTTGACTGCGTTGGAACGACCATTCAGGAGATTGACGACTGGTGCAAGATTAACAAGCCGGACATCGTCTTCATTGACCAGCTAGATAAGGTAAAGATCGCGGGTAAGTATAACCGTGGTGATGAGAAGCTCAAAGAGATCTACCTGCAAGCTCGAGAGATTGCGAAGCGTAACAAGTGTCTGGTGTGGGGTGTGTCGCAGGCATCGGCTGAGGCTGAATCTATGATGCACGTCGAGTACCAGTACCTCGACAACTCTAAGACTGGTAAGGCTGGTGAGGCTGACCTCATCATCGGCATCGGACGTACGGGTGACCGGAGTCCGGAGAACACCAAGAGATACATCTGTGTCTCAAAGAACAAGCAGAACGGATGGCATGGGACAGTGCCTTGCGAGCTTGATATGTATCGGGCCGTGTACGAAAAGAACAACTCAGTGATTGTCGTACCGCCTGAGAATCAAGAGCCTGTGGCTCAACCGACAGAAGAGGATATGAACAATGGGTAGAAAAAATACTTACGGTGTTGATTATAGTATTCCTTACGAGGATAACCCTAGGTATCAAACTTTAGAGATATTTAAGGGGATGCATACTCGTTGTCATAACCCTAACAGTGGTAATTACAAATGGTACGGTAAAAAGGGAATTACAGTCTGTGATCGGTGGGAGAGAACACCGTACGGGTTTGAAAACTTCATACAGGATGTGGGCCTTCGCCCTGACAAGTCAAAGAGCATTGACCGGAAAGACCCCACTGGTAATTATGAGCCAGATAATGTTGAATGGGCTAGCTCGGTTATACAAGGAATGAATCGTAACCTCGGGCCCGAGCGGGGTGTCAAGAAGCATAAGAATACGGGATTTTACGAAGCTTATATTAGACTTTACGGAAAAAAAATTCACCTCGGGCAATCTAACGATAAGGAAGTCGCGTTGAAAATACGCCACGCGGCTGATAAAGTATGGGAGCACTTAAAAGAAATCGGGGTCATTGTATGAACATTCTCACCTTCGACGTGGAGACAACCCACAAGGAAAAACCCAATGGCGGGTATACACCACTTCCCTATTTTGGTAATCATTTGGTGAGCATCGGATGGAAGGTGTTCAATGAACCGGTTAAGTATGCGTTTGTCCATCACAATGAGCACGAACAAGACCGGGATAAGATCGAAGAATTTAGGGAGGCGTTACGTGAAGCTGAAGTCGTTGTGGGACACAATGTTAAGTTCGACCTTAACTGGATTCGCGAATGTGGATTCACGTATGAAGGTCACGTATATGATACTATGGTTGCGGAGTATCTCTTGGCTAGGGCGCGTAAGTGGCCGCTCTCCCTCGACGCCCTCGCGAAAAGGTATGAGGTTACTGAAAAGAAGAAAGACCTTACGCAGGATTACCTCAAGAGCGGCAAGACATTTGCGGAGATTCCGTGGGAGATCGTAGAGGAATACGGGATAGCCGACGTGCAGGCGACATGGGAGGTTGCGTGTAAGCAGGTGGTGGAGAAGTACATGACAAGTTGGGAGGAGCTTTATGAGCCAAGAAATGCATAGTAATCCTATGCAAAATGAGCAGGAAGTAAACCTACTGAATAAGGAGGAACTTGGAATGATTCAGGTGACACGCTTGGAAGAGAACGAGGATGGCTCTGCTAATCTCGAGATTGAGACTACCCCTGAAGCAACTCGACTTCTTGTAGAAATTGGATTAACATCATTACTCGAGAAAGCACTCGACAAAGAGAACGAGGACTACTCTATCGATAAGTCCCTCTTGAAAGGAGATGATAGTGAATAAACTTCAAGAAAGATTCTACGATTTTCATGAATCAAACCCAAAAGTGTGGGAACTTTTTGTAAAGTTCACATTTGACGTAATCAAGACTGGACGTAAGAATTATAGTGTGAATGCTATTTTTGAACGTATCAGATGGCACACGGATATTGAAACTAACGACAAATCATTTAAACTAAGTAACAACCATCGAGCGTATTATGCTCGCCACTTTCATGCTGAGTACCCAGAGTATGATGGGTTTTTTAAAACCAAACAACTAAGGGCGGAGCAATGAGCAAGAAACCCCTAGCGTATAAAGGACTCATGGGTGGCATCACCCGTGAATCTGCTGTTAACATCTACACGTTTCTGCGTAACGAAGCGGACATGGATGATGACTTAACGTCAGTCGAGTACTATAATGGTGTGCTCGACGGTATGGGTAGTGTAATGAACGGTGAGATTTTCTCACAGAAACTCCAAGAGGAGATGAAAGCCTATGGCATCGAAACTATTGAACACCCTACGTCTGTCGCTGGAGATGACAGAAGTCTTATCGAGCTTGGAGAGGACAGGTATCAAGATCGACCCAAGTGCGCTCAATGACATTGAGAAAGAGTACCGGGACGAGATGAACGCCCTCGAAGTCAAGCTACAGCGGATGGCTGAAGAAGCGATGGGCGACACACCTGTCAACCTCAACAGCGCGGACGACCGTTCCATGCTGTTCTACTCACGTAAAGTGATAGACAAAAAGCGTTGGTCCTCCATCTTCAACTTGGGATCAGAATTACGTGGTGCTACCCGTAAACCCAAGCAACGTACAAAGATGACAAAAAATTTATTTGGCATGTACGTGAAGGATGAGACGGAGATACTACGAAAGACTGTAGCCTCCCGTTGCACAGCTTGTATGGGAGCCGGCCGCAAGAAAGTTATCAAGAAAGATGGCACGGAAGGTAAGGCTGTGCGTATCTGTAAACCATGTGAAGGGGATGGAGTAATCTATGCGCCGACTAAAGAAGTGGCAGGCTTTAAAATCATTCCCCGAGATGCGTGGGACACAGCCGCCGCCGGATTCAAGACAGACCATGAAACACTTAGAGAACGCCTCGATGAACTTTCTGGTACCGCCCGAGAGTTTGCAGAGAGTTACTCCCGGTATAATGCACTACGCACTTACCTCTCTACTTTTGTTGAAGGACTCAAAAACAACAAAGACAGGGATAACATCGTACACCCAGATTTCATGCAATGTGTCACGGCTACCGGACGACTCAGTTCTCGTAACCCCAACTTCCAGAATATGCCCCGTGGTTCTACATTCGCTATCCGGCGGGCAATGGTCTCTCGTTTTGAAGGAGGGAAAATACTCGAGGCTGATTACGGACAACTCGAGTTCCGAGTCGCAGGATTCCTAGCGAACGACCCACAGGTATATCATGACGTGGAGAACAAGACAGATGTACACACTGTCACTGCTGAAATTATTGGATGCTCGCGGCAAGATGCTAAGGCTCATACTTTTAAGCCGCTATACGGGGGAACGACAGGTACTCCTGATCAGCAAAGATACTACCGTACGTTCAAGGACAAATACGCGGGGGTGACTGCATGGCACGACAAACTACAGAGTGACGCTGTCGAAAAGGGGTTTATCACACTACCGTCGGGAAGACAGTATGCGTTTCCCGGCACTACGTGGACAGATTGGGGGACGGCAACCAACCGGACAGCCATCTGTAACTACCCTGTGCAAGGATTTGCGACAGGTGATCTCCTACCAATAGCCTTAGTAAAGTTACATAAGTCTATGAAATATAACGAATTGAAAAGTGTTATATGTAACACAGTACATGATAGTATAGTACTTGACGTATTCCCCGGAGAGGAGGATACTTGTACTAATCTGGTGGTGGAGGCGATGATGTCTCTTCCCGAAGAGTGTCGACGGAGATACGGTGTTGAGTATGATATGCCAATTTCCGTCGAGTGTAAGATGGGGTCCAACTGGTTGGACACCGAAGTTGTCTACGCAAACTAAGGAGAGCGTAATGGGCGAATTGAGCGTAACGGATAATGCCTTTGATGGCATGATGGCGGCAGTGAAGTCAGGTGACCGGGAGGGTCTAATGAAACTGTCAGGGCAGGCGGCGGATGACACTCCTAAGACAGGATTGTCACGCTTAAATATTAACTACGACACTGAGACTGACGATGGTCAAGCTCTCAAGAAAGGTGCGTGGAAAGTGTACTACGATGGCGAGTTTGTGTACGCAGATAGCGTAGAGTTCCGTCCGTTAGTACGTACGTATGAGTGGAGTGTCTGGGATCAGGATGAAGGTAAGTTTTCTTCTCGCTCTGTGCAAGCACCGTCCTTGGACTTTCAGTTTCCCGATACTACAGGTGGAAATAAGTGTGGCCGTCTGTCAAAATCGGAGGAGGATGAATTAGGGGATAAGCATCCCAAGACACTGGCTTCACGTCTCGCTACGTGTAATCAGGTGTTCTACGCCTTGATCACGATGACGGGTAAGACAGCAGAGGGCACGGAGGTTAAGATTGAAAATTATCCAGTCATGACCTACTTCAAGCGTTCTGGTTTCCGCCCTGCACGTGAGGCGATTGAGCGGTTGGGCCGCAACACTCTCATGAATGAGGTGGTCTTTGAGCTAACTACCAAGCGTAACAAGATGGGTAGTGTGACTTACTTCACCCCTGTGTTTACGCAAAAAGAAACTATCCCGATGGATGATGCGTCAATGGAGACTATGACCATGTTCCTCGAGACAGTGAAAGCGTCCAACGCAAACATCCTCGAACAACATAAGGAGGCTGTTAAAGCGAAAGCTAAAGATGAGGAAGTTGATTTAGCGGCGGACTTTAACTGATGCTGGCGGAAGTTCAAGTTAAGAACTTCCTTCAAGCGGCAACGAGGGGGGAAGCATCGCTTTCCCCTTCTGTGCTTGAGGAGTTTGCACAGGACTGTCGCGAGGCACTCGAAAAACAATTCGACCGTAACCCGGAATGGCGGATACGTATGAGTGGGTTGGGACGCCCCCTCTGTCAACAGATACACGGACGTGACGGTAAAGATGAGGAGATGACCTACAACGCGATCCTACGTTTTCTCATTGGTGATCTTGTGGAGTGTGCCGTGATGGCTATCCTCAAAGGAGCCGGTGTTAAGATCTTAGAGGCACAGGGAAGGTGCCAGTTAGACGTTGGAGGCGAAACGATACAGGGTACCCTCGATTTAATTATCGACGATCCTGTGGACGGAGAGAAGGTCTGGGACGTAAAGTCAGCTAGCCCTTACTCTTACACACAAAAGTTTAGTAAAGGTTACGACAATCTTAAAGAAGACGACCCCTTCGGTTATCTCATGCAGGGACACCTCTATGCAGAGGCTAAGGGAAAAGACTTCGGCGGGTGGATTGTGGTGGATAAATCAAGTGGAGAAATCCAGTTTGTACAAGCCCCGGATGACCAGACAGCCGACCGAGAACATTATCTTACTGAAGCTGGTAAAGTTGTCGAAGCCTTAATGACTAACTTCAAGTACAAGAAGCCGCCGATAGAGCCCATTGATGAAGCCTTTACTTTGCAGGGTGAAAGGATTGTTACCGGAAATAAACTCTTAGCTAAGAACTGCACGTTCTGCGGCTACCGTAAGCACTGCTGGCCGAAGGCTGTACAGCACGAGAAGGTAACCTCTCGAGCAAAGAATAAGCCTGTCGTCTGGTACCACACATTGAAGGTTAAGGAACTATGAAGACTGCGGACATTAAGAAAGTAGTTGAGCTACAGGGAAAGATCATCAAGCTCAAGGACCGCATCATGAAAGATGTGGAAAAGCACAACGAGATGGTGATGGATGAGTTACGCCCTATGTTAAACGAGGTGCAATACAATACTATCTATCAAATAGGCGACATGCTTTACAAGAGAGGCAAGGAGTTTTGCCAACTTGATTGTGATGACTACGGCCTAGGAGTTAAGGCAGACGGCTTAGCTACCTTACGCCGTATTGTAGTGGAGAATAGAGATGCCCCTTCTGATGACACAGAAAGTGGATCGTCAGCTTCTGTATCTGAATGAGGGTGCTCACGCAGTTTACATTGAAGCGGCCGATAAGCGAGGAGGAGACCCGTGGGTACGATGGGCTCGTAACTTTGATAGGTGCTTGCCGTTGACTATGTGGCAACACTTTGGTCAACCTTTAGGGCACGAAACATGGGAGCGGGACTCTAAGAAATTTAACCTAGAGTATCAAAAAATCGCGGAAGCTGTTAGGCAGGGACGTGTCGTGGTATTCCCCGGAGATGAGTACTCCCACGCACTCCTGCAAATCGGGAATACAACTCCTAAATTGCACGATAGAATTTCTCAATCGATACAGGGACTCAGCAACATATGAGTAAGCCACAACGACATAAGTTCCGCTCTGACTACGAGCTCAGTGTTGCAAAATATCTTGCAGAACAAGGAGTTAAGTTTGAGTATGAGTCTCAAAAGCTCACATATCAGCCTAAACCTAAAGTCTATACGCCGGACTTTTATCTTCCGGAACAAGATATTTACATTGAAGCCAAGGGGTTCTTCAGCCCTGCGGACAGACAAAAGATGTTACTCGTGACTAAACAGAATATGTTCTTTGACATACGTATGTTATTCTTGAGAGCATCCAACAAACTTAACCGGTCCAGTAAGACGACGTACGGGAAATGGTGTGATAAACATGGTATCCTTTGGGCTGACGGGACAATACCACTCGAGTGGTTGGAGAAGAAAGCATGAGTGACTTAATTGTAGATGAAGAAAAGATTGCCGCCCTCGAGCAAGCCGGCTTACTGAAGGGGCGTTACTACATTGTTTTGGAGCCTTTAGAAGATGAAGATGGGGACGAAGATGGCTTTGCTATCCGCGCATATGCAACTCGAGATACTCAGGTGGAGATTGATGGCTCAAAGACGTTTGATCCGACTTATGTCATCCTTCAAGGATTGCTCGGTGCTGTCTACGAAAACTTCGATGACCTCTACGACATGGGACTGGAAAGGGTTACGCTGGAAGCACTCGGTGAAGTCGTTCCCGAAGAAGAGTTAAAACCGGAACACCGTGAACGTATCAAGAGCATGGAGGGCAATGTCATTACGGCCAAATTTGGAGAACTGCAATGACAGATTGGAAGAACCCTGAACACTACAAGAAGAAAGACTTTGAAGCCATCGAGGTAATTAAGTCTGTACTCACGGAAGAACAATTCACTGGATATTTATTCGGAAACTCGTTAAAATATCTACTACGGGTCAACGATAAAGATACCCCCTTGATGAACGTGGGCAAAGCTGAGTGGTACGCTACCCGCGCAGAAAAAGAACTTTCGGAGAAATAATGGAACAAATGTACTGTGGCAGGATTGCCATCGACTACGACCGTGATGAAAACTTTAGCGCACAAGCCCTGAAGCTACTCACGGACTACTACATGTTGCCTGACGAGTCTAGCCCACAGGAAGCTTTTGCTCGGGCGGCCTTGGCATATTGTGAGGGAGACTATGGCTTTGCTCAACGTATTTATGATTATGCTAGTAAGCGTTGGTTTATGTTCGCTAGCCCTGTCCTTTCAAACGCACCGCTTGACGGAGTTGAGCCAAAAGGATTGCCAATCTCTTGCTTTCTTACTTATGTCGGTGACAATCTTGAGTCTCTCATCAGCCATAATGCTGAAGTCGCTTGGCTCTCCGTAAAGGGAGGAGGTGTCGGAGGACATTGGTCTGACGTACGGGGTATCTCAGATAAAGCACCCGGACCTATTCCATTCATGAAAGTCGTCGACTCAGGGATGACTGCGTGGAAACAGGGCCGTACCCGTAAGGGAAGTTACGCGGCTTACATGGATGTGTCTCACCC